CAGCCACCGATTACGTTTCTCAAGATGCGGTGTTCTATGGGGGCCAGACATTCGTTGCTCTTCAGAATGTCCCCGCAAGTACCGTAACAACAAACACTACTTACTGGCAAATGGTTGCTCAGAAGGGTGATGTTGGTACTAATGGTGCAACAGGAACAGCCGCAACAATTGCGGTAGGTACAGTAACAACGGGCGCGGTTAACTCAGCCGTTGCTGTTACCAATGTGGGTACTTCAGGAGCAGCAACTTTAAACTTTCAAATCCCAGTAGGTGCTACAGGGGCTACGGGGGCTACGGGCATTCAGGGTACGCAAGGTGTTCTCGGTAATACAGGCTCTACAGGGGCAGTTGGCCCCGCAGGTGCTGCTGCAAGTATTTCCGTTGGTACTGTTACTGGTTCTGCTGTGGGGACCACCCCAACGGTTGTAAATTCAGGAACTGCTGCTGCTGCGGTCTTTAACATTACTCTTCCTGTTGGCGCTACAGGCGCTACAGGCGCTACTGGACCTACAGGTATTCAAGGTTCAACAGGACTTACTGGCGGGACAGGACCTACAGGGCCTACAGGCTCCCAGGGCATCACTGGTAACACCGGGTCCACAGGCTCTCCTGGTTCCACAGGCGCTACAGGTTCCACTGGTCCCTCCCCTGCTTCTACTTGGGTTGGCACTACGCTGAGTTTCAAGACTCCAGCAGGTGTTGATGGTCCCTATACGAATCTAGTGGGTCCCCAAGGAACCACAGGGGCTCAGGGTGTCATTGGTAACACAGGAGCTGCTGGAACCACTGGAGCTACAGGACCTACTGGACCTACAGGTATTCAGGGTATCCAAGGGCCTCAAGGTATCACTGGGACCACAGGTACTACAGGTTCTCAAGGAGCTACTGGACCTACAGGGCCTCTTGGTAATACAGGTGCGGCAGGGTCAGCGGCTACTATTGCTGTGGGAACTGTATCCAGTACGGCTGTTGGGACTTCTCCAACGGTCGTCAATGTGGGTAATTCTAATGCTGCCATCTTTAACTTCACGCAGCCTGTTGGAGCTACAGGAGCTACAGGAGCAGCAGGAACCAATGGAACCAATGGTGCTACAGGTGCTACTGGACCTACAGGACCAACTGGGGCTGCGTCCTCTGTAGCTGGGCCACAGGGAGCTACGGGGGCTACAGGAGCTACAGGAGCTACAGGGAATACAGGTACAGCGGGTACGGATGCTACTGTAACTACGGCTACCGTCCTAAATGCTACGGCAGGGGTCACGGCAGGAGCTGTGGGGTCTTATATGTATGCCATAAGTTGGGGGATTACCGCCTCTTGGGGAGGGACCATTGCTGGCTCCTCTCTTAGGCCATCTGCGGCTGTATCTAATGGAACCACTATGGGCGGGGCAAATGTCCCTTATGCTGGTTTTCAGGTTGGAACATGGCGGGTTCTCGGGCAGTCTGGAAGTTATCACCTATCACTATATTGCAGAATTTCATAGGATATATACATGACAACATTTACTTCAGTACAAGACCCAGTATGGGCAGACAGCTCTAAAACAGTAATAGATTGCAAAGTAACAATCAATGGCCTTGGTGATGAACTCCTCCCATTTACAGCTTCTCCTTCAGATACAGAAGAGCATGGGAGACTTCTTTTTAAAGCCCTAGTTCATGGGGAATTTGGAACAATTGCAGACTATGTGGGGCCAACAATGGCTGAACTAGCTATATATGCCCGTCATATTAGGAATGCACTTCTCGCATCTTCGGACTGGACTCAAGCGGGGGATGTCCCACAGGTTACCAAAGACCTATGGATTCCATATCGACAGGCTTTGCGAGAAGTACCTGATCAGGTAGGGTTCCCTGAAGACATCCTCTGGCCTACAGTGCCGTGACCCCGCCTCCGTCCTCCTTTAGAGTCAACGGAAGAATCATCTCGCTCTCCCACAAGGCACAAGACAAGATGCCGGGAGTAGCAGGATTCTTTGAGTCTTCTAAAAGCGCCATTGTGATTGCCAAGGGGCAAGAACAACAGGAGCTACAGGACACAGTCCTTCACGAACTCTTCCATGCACTTCTCCACACTCAAGGCCGTGAATACGGTGGTGATGAAGAGGAGCTGTATGTGAGAGCTTTAGCAACAGGAACCATTGGACTCATTCGGGATAATCCTGAGTTGGTCTCTTGGTTAACTTCAACAGAACCTCAATGACCCCTCAAGACAACCCAGAGGGCTTCCTTGCCGTACTTGCTGCAATCGGTGCAGCTATCGGCATAGGCAAGCTCATGGCTGCTGACGACCCTATTACGTTACGACTCTTCGCAGGACGCGCCATTGCCACAGCAGGCATTGGTGCTGCTGCTGGTGCTGTGATGTTCTTGGTCCCCACAGCCAACCCAGTTCTACTCTACGGGGTAGCAGCTGGTCTCGCCTCAATGGGCACAAGCACCCTTGAGTACATCCTCAAAAAGAAACTCGGAGTCCCAACGGATGAGCAAGTCCAGTAACAAAGCATCCCATGAGGAACTAGATTCCCTTCATGGTCTCGTGGCCCGTGAGTTGATGAAGAAGATTCGTTCAGGCGAAGCAACTTCAGCTGACTTCAGTGTCGCTACAAAATTCCTCAAGGACAACGGTGTTGAACAAGCTGCCCTTCCAGGCACACCCATTGCAAACCTTGCAGCTTCCCTCCCCTTCGCTGGGGCTGACGCATACCCTCAATAATTGAATCAACAACTGACCCCGGTAGCTCTGGCTGCCAAGCTGACGTCGAACGACCCTGTGTTGTCTGATTTTCGCAACTTTATGTATCTGGTGTGGAAACACCTTGGGCTCCCAGACCCTACCCCGGTTCAGTATGACATTGCAGCGTTTCTACAGCATGGCCCCAAGCGGTCCATCATTGAAGCGTTTCGGGGAGTTGGTAAGTCATGGATCACTTCAGCGTTCGTTTGCTGGCAGTTACTCCGTGACCCCCAGCTAAAGATTCTTGTGGTGTCTGCTTCCAAGACACGATCAGATGACTTCTCAACCTTTACCAAGCGGCTGATTGCAGAGATGCCCTTGTTGGTTCACCTCAAGGCCAAGAACGGTCAGCGAGATTCCAACATTAGTTTTGACGTTGGTCCTTCCCGTCCTGACCACTCACCCTCAGTGAAGTCAGTGGGTATCACAGGTCAGCTTACAGGCTCCCGTGCTGACATCATCATTGGCGATGACGTTGAGGTGGTTGGTAACTCACTGACTCAGACCATGCGAGACAAGCTCTCATCATTGGTCAAAGAGTTCGATGCGATTATCAAGCCCCTTGACTCCAGCCGAATCATCTACTTGGGCACACCCCAGACTGAGATGACTCTGTATGGACAGCTGACAGGCCGTGGGTATAACCTTCGTGTCTGGCCTGCAAGGTATCCCCAAGAGAAGAGCATGAATCGCTATGCTGACACTCTGTCTCCCATGCTTCTTGAGATGCTGGCTGGTGATCCAACTCTGGTTGACCAGTGTTCCAAACGGGGAGCCCCAACGGACCCTGTTCGTTTCGATGACTTGGACTTGGTGGAACGTGAGGCTTCTTATGGACGCTCTGGGTTTGCCATGCAGTTCATGCTGGACCCAAGCTACAGTGACAGTGATAAGTTCCCATTGAAACTGGCTGACCTTGTTGTCCTTGACTGTGACACCAAGATGGCCCCTATCAAGGTGGTGTGGGGCTCAAGCCCTGACCTAGCCAGGAATGACCTCCCTGCTGTTGGTCTTGCTGGTGACAGACTCTATCGACCCATGTGGGTAGCCAAAGACAACTTCAACAACTACACAGGCGTTGTCATGTCTATTGACCCATCAGGCCGAGGTGGAGACGAGCTGGCCTATGCCATCGTTGCTTTCCTCAATGGTTACTTGTTCATCCTTAGAGCAAGGGGACTCAAAGGAGGATACGGAGAAGAGAACCTTACCAAGCTGGCACAGGAAGCCAAGAAGTACGGAGTGAACCAAGTCATCATCGAGTCCAACTTTGGTGATGGTATGTTCACCCAACTGCTCTCCCCCTTCCTGGCTCGTATCCACCCATGTGCTGTTGAAGAGGTTCACAACTCAATCCAGAAGGA